TGTGAATTTGAAGCCTACTACTCTTGGGTGCTTACGTTGTAGCTGCTCAACGATTGGATCACCAACACCAGTAGAGTCTAAGTAGGTCGGAGTGTTTCCGATTAAGTTACTAATCTTTGTCATTGTCTGACTCCAATCCATTTGAAAGCGTTCAAAGTGACAGACGTTCCCTTGTTCGTTCAGCCCTATTATAACCGTCCAGTCTGTGTATTTCGCTAAGTCTATTCCGTAAGCTGTAACTATACCCGGTTGTGTAGGAATTATACAGTTTTCTATATTATCGTAACCGAAAGGATTAGAATTGTCGTCAGCAGGTTCAGCAAGGTACAACTCTTTGAAAACATAGTCAGGTAGGTCACGCTTTGCCTGTTCTATTTCTTCAACGTCCAAGATGCCTTCTTTTGCTGCATCGTAAGCGGTTATTTTAAAGTACTCAAGATTAGGTTCGCCTCCTTTGGCTTTCTCGCCTAACTTGTAGAACCAATTTTTTTTACCTTTGACGTTTCCGATTAGTTTACACTTGCCTTTAGTAGCAGTCAACGTAGAACGCAAAGCAAACCAAGATTCTTCTCTTGCTCTACTTGCCTCGTCAAATACTGCTGCATAGACGTCATCTCCGTAAAGGTTGTCAGGCTTCTCTGCTGACTTAAACTCTATCCGTGAGCCTATCGGAGTAATCAATACAAGTTTAGATTCATTGCTCTGAAAGAAATCACGAGAGTTTACCTGTGCTTTCATTCTTCTGAATGCAATTTCTGCTTGTTGATATACAGGAGCAACCCACCAAACCGCCTGGTTTTCTTTTAGTTTCAAACTCTCTTCAAACAACCATATTATGTGAGACGCAGTTTTACCTGTCTTAGTTGACGCTGCCGTTATCGTGTAACGTGCAGGACTATCTAAGATGGCTTTCTGATAACTCGTTAAAAATGGTCGCTTGTAGTTTATTTGCATTTACAAAAGTTTTAGTTGCTTTTGATGGTCTGTTAAGCGTTTAATTGCGGCATTATAATAGTCAGTGTCTAATTCACAAGCCGTTAAATGAAATCCTAAATCGTGACACGCTATTGCTATTGAACCTGAACCCAAGTGAGTGTCAAGTATCTTATAGCCTTCGTTTGCGTAGTTCTTGAGAATCCATTTGTAAAGAGCAACGGGTTTTTGTGTTGGGTGAATTTTTAACAAATGTGGTTTGCTTGATTTTGTTGTAATATTATTTTCAAATCCCTCATAGTTGCCTTGATATTTATATCTTATTTGTTTCATTGGATAATTGAAACTTGACCAAGCCAATTCGCCTGAACTAAAAGTTTCTGCAAATCCATCTTGCATTTTATCCCAGTATATCCAACTTTTTGTTAATGGAAGCATAAAGTAATTACCACCCCAAATTATTTGATTTTTTGAAACTCTAAATAACTCATCAAAATATTCTTTATTAGGCGTTTGGTTATCCCAATTTTTTTTGGCTAAATTCTTACCTTTACCGATTTTACCTCCATCCATACCAATTCCATAAGGTGGGTCTACAATAGCAAGGTCAAAGTATTTATCTGGATACCTTGCCATTAGTTCCATGTTATCTTCATTTGTTATTTGCATACTTTGTTTAGCAGTTCAACTCTTTTTTTGTTAATCTCTTGGATGTTGTGATGCTCGTTGCAATAGTTGTAGTTAATCAAACCGACTTCCTGACTTTTACCGCTTTCAATCAATTGTGTTAACGGTGTAGTCCAATCGTTATTATGCACAAAGAAAACCCCTAAATTACTTCTGTGGTTCGTGTAAGGTTCTACATTGCTCGTCAAAATAGGACGCTTGTAAGCAGCAGCCTCAACTATCTTCAATTCTGACTTATAACGGTTAAATGTTTGAGCCGTCAACGGTGCTAAACAAATGTCTATCTCTGAGTAAACCTCAGCATATTTGTCAGGTGTTGTGCCTACTCTCGTTTCAAACCATGTCGGTCTGTTCTTTTGACTCTCTCCTGTGATTGCTTTCTCCATCTCTGCCCACATTCTACTGTTCTCATGATGTCCGCCCATTATAAACCGATAGCCGTATTTCTCACAGATAGGTCTTATTTGATTTGTAAGCAACTTAATGTCTTCAACGTGGCTTATTCCACCAACCCAACCGATAGTCGGTATATGGTCTTTATTTACGTTCCATTGAGCCTGTGTGAAGTCTAATGAGTTTTCAGCAATGGCAATGTTATCTCCTTTGTAGAACTCTTTTACTTTTTCAGCAAGTTGTGGAGTGGTTACTTGTACTCCATCGGCATACGTCAAAGCGTTCTTAACTCCGTCCTTTAGATATGCTCTGTAGAACTTGTAAGCAGGATTGTGCTTTGGTAGTACCCAGTAGTCGTCAAGGTCAACGATGTAAGGAACTTTGTACTTTGCAAGTAATGGAAGTATGTTGTATTGATACCTACCTAACCAACGGTTAAAAATAACGCAGTCGTATTGTTGGTAATCGAGATTAACCCAATCTTCTTGAGTTAGGCTAACATCTACTGTTATTCCGTGATCTTGCTGCAAACGAAGATAAGGAGTGTACAATCTGTGAAAGGACACTCCATTAGCTCCGTCAAGTAGACAAATTACTCTCATTAAAAGGGTGAATCTACTTTTGGCTTTGGCACAGCTACTGAGTGAGTCGCTTTGCTCTTCTCGTTCTGTTGTTTCAGTTTCTGTACTCGTACTCTAACATCACCATATTTGTTTACTTCTAACTTGCCGCTTTTAATTGCTTCGTTTAGTTTCTCAATGTTGATGCTGACGTTCATTCCATACTGGTCTTCCCAGCCATTACCTAAGTAAGTTGTTTCCATTTCGTTTATTTTTCTTTTATTTCGTTTAAGAATTTTTTAATGATTTCATCGGATTCGTTTAAAATATACAAACTGTCTTGTTGACGAAGCCATTCAATAAAATTTTCTAATAGTTCTTTATTGCTCATTTGTTCTTCTCGTTTAAAATATTCGTTTATAATTGTATCAAGTGCTATTCCTATTTGCGTTGGGTTAGGCATTTCTATGTCTTCGCCTCTTCTCCAATCGTTGTAGTAGATAAGTAGAATGATTGCTTCTTTTTCTGTCATACCTTTTTTTTATTAACCTGCTCAAAAAAATCTAATTCATTTTCAAGACGCTTTAAAAAGTTTTCTTCACCGTCATCCCCTGACAATAACCAATCTATTCTATGAGCGTATATCTCTGCTTGTCGTAGAATATTCACAGCTTCTTTAAATCGCTTTATCACTACTCTTGGATATTTGTGGTGATTTCTTGCTTCAGGGTTTCTTTCAAGCCATTCTTCATCTATCCATGATTGCTCTCGAAGTTCTTCTTTAGTTTTTGGTTTGCCGTTATTTTCAATGAGTTGTTCTATTTTGTCGGCAATATATCCAATCTTATACTGGTCGTAATCAAAGTGTCCTCCGCTCATATTAATCTAAGTTTAGTGTTACGTTTATTACTTTAGCCTCTACCGTTGCCTCTACTGATTCTTTTGGTTTGCCGTATACTCTCGATAGCAAAGTGTCCATTGAATATAGTGAGCCTTTCTCATAGCTCTTTATGATAGCCTTTGCAACGGTTTTCTCAAGCATGGTCGCTTCATCGTTTTTAAGCACGTCTTTTATTTGCTTCTCGTCCATTGACATGATTGCCTGTATGCTGTCATTGACTTCTGACAATGTATAACCGTGTTCTTTTAAAAGCGTTGTAAACTTTTTAGGTCTACCTTCTAAGTGCCTTCTTTCGTCCTCACCTTTCTTAAAAGGCTTTAAATTATCTAATACGTTTGGGTTATTTGCCATTACAGTTTTATTACAGATTTATCCCTCTTTCAAATAGCATTTGTCTTAGTTGTTCTCTTGTGTCTTCAAGTAAGGCATATTCGTTTTCTTGAAGTTCGCTATACTTGATTTTCTGACGAAGAAACTCATCAAATTCGCATAGCACACATAAGTAATCAAATCCTTTGTTAGCGAAGTTGAATTGCTCCTGGTCTTCAGGTAGATTAAATTCTATTGTTGCTTTCATTTCTTTCGTTCGTTCATTTTAACTTGATGTACTACTTTAAGCATGACTTTGTGTTCTTTCTTGTCTCCTAATTCCATATGACACTTTCTGCATAATGCTTGTAAGTTATCTATTGTATCTTTTGTTTTGCTGCCGCCCATTCCACGTGCATCTATGTGGTGAATATCGTTTGCTGTCTGTCCGCACATTTCACAAGGTATCCAACTGCTTTGATCGTATCCAAAAAAGTCTAAATATATTTTAGTGTGCTTTTTCATTTCTTAAACAATAAACTCCACTTAGTAGGCTTTGACATTTCAAGCATCAGAGTGAATCCGCATTGCTCAAATAGTTCTATCCAACCTTTTGCTGGTTTAATATTGATATGTCCCCACTCCGCATCGAAGTTAGTGTAGTGAGGTGTTGAACTGAAGTGAAAGTAGTTGCACTTTAGATTTGAGAGGAACGGTTTGAGTTTGTCATCTTCTATATGCTCCATTACTTCTATGCATGAAACAAAGTCAGCCTTAATCTTTTTAGTTGTAAAGTCACAGATATGATACTCATCTGCTACGTTTCTCTCGTGAGCGTATTCGTAGTGGTGTTCATTCAGATCGTAGTAAATAGTTTTGATGCCTTTCTTCTTCATTGCTAAACAGTATGCACCTACTCCACCGCCTAAATCTGTGTGTGTTTCAATATCTAATAAAGCTGTGATTTCATTTGCAACTTCATCATACATATTTACAAATGCAGGATTATCTAAGTGGATGCCGTTACGCATCTCGTAGTCAAAGCATTGCTGATTATTCCAGCTTCCTCCAAATGAGTTCATATTCTCTTAGTAATTGTTTTGTTGTTTTTGCTTCTTTGCCGTTGCTCCAGTAACTAACACCTCTGACTATGTCGTATAAGACATAATTGTTGTGTGCTAAGTACTCAGCGAATTTAATTTGTTCTTCTCTTTCTTTTTGGCTTTTGCTCATCATCTGCAATAGTAGCTGCTTGTATTTCTTGTTGTGCTTCTGCTCTTACAATTAACGAATAAAGTGACTCTATA